TCTTGCGATAATATAATAACATTAAGCTCAGCTGCTCTAATAGCAATATTTCTCAACATTACATTATCATCATTAGCTAAGTTTATAAATAAGTTTGGATTGTTTCTAGCAAATAATAGTAAATCTCTTCTAAGTTCTTTAGAACTCATTTTAGTTACTTTTGAGCCATGTTCAACTCTCATTATAGCTTCGGCTTGATCAACGTCCATGTCACGCGCGTAGTTTAAAGCGTCTATCTGTAAGTCTAGTATATCTAAATCTTCAGTAGCGTTCTCAACAGCGCTAAATTCTTGGTAAACTATATCCCTTAATGGATGATACAAAGAAAGTAATTTTTGTAATGATTGTTGCTCTTTAGGTACTTTTAAATCTCCATCATCAAATCTAATGTGACCCATAGTGCATTCTCCTTTCTGCTCGTCTACTAGCGGAGAATCTTGGTTTGTTGCATATCTTATCTCTCTTTGCTTACCACTAAAATCATCAAAATAAAGCAATGCATGCTTCTTAGTGTGTCTACCTGGTAAGGTTAGAGTTAAAGGATTTTTGTTTCCTTTTAAAAAATATACTCTATCTTTTATTTCCCAGCTTGGTTCTACTGGTTCTAACACCTGTACAGGTGCTGATATTACTTGAGGTGCAACCTCAACTTTTTTTGCTGGTGCTTTTTTAGTAGCCATAATATAATATAATTAAATAGTTTTATAAAGGTAATAATTACCCCCGTAGTTATAACGAGGGTAAGAATTACATTAATTTTGAATCTTTAGATTCCTTTGAATAATACAAAGTTGTTAGCAGCTTGAGTTATCAAACATCTTTCAGATAGGAAGTTTACCTCCATAGCATCTAGAGTTGAGCTCATTGCTCCACCAGCAGAACCAGTTAACCAAGATTTCATTCTTCTATCATCTGATTGAGAAGCTCTATATCTTACATGTAAGAAAGGGCGTCTGATGTTAGTTCCTAAAATTTGATCATAAACTGTAGAAGTTCCAGCAGGTACTAATACACCTTCAATAGAATTAACTCCAACGATTCCACCACGAGTAGAAGCATCATTTAAGTATTTCCAGTCAGTTTTGTAGAAGTCATAAGAACCTCTTCTAAAACCACTAAAACCTAAGTTTAAAGCCATTTCTTCAGAGTTTTCGAATAAACCAAAAGCAGTACCTCCAGCGAATCCACCAGATATAGAAGCTAGCATATCATCAAAATCTAAAGACGTTTGTCTTTGTAAGAATAACATGTTCTCTTCAATAGCTCCTTGAGTATCTAAGTTCTTTAAGATAGCGTCAAATTCATCTAATCCAGCAGAAGCTGTAAATCCTAATTCTACGTTACCACGAGCTTGAATAGCAGCAAATAAACCTTGTGTTCCTGGGTTAATCGCAACAGATGCAGCGCCATTATTGTTAAACTCACCTTCTACCATACTCATTTCTAAGTAATCTTCAAAACGTAATCTTGTTTCAGATTCAGCTTTTAAATACCATAAGAATCCAGACGTTCCGTCTTCAGTAGCAACTTCTACCCATCCAATTTGAGCCATGTCAGAACCAGATACAGTGTATTGGTTTCTAATGATTATTGGAGAATTAGAATATTGTGTAAATGAAGGAGTTACAGATATACGAGGGTTTTGAGTTGTAGAAATAGTAGAACCTTTTGCATAATCAGAACCGTATACAAAGATTTTTAAAGTTGAACCTCCAGGATTTCCAGCGCCAAAGAAAGTTGATCCAAGAGCAGCTCCACTGTAAGGCTGTAGAGTTAAAGCTCCTGTTGGTACAGCTAATCCTGCTCCAGTTGCTGTTACTAAAGCTTTTTCTTCAACTCCAGTAGCAGGGTCTAATATAACTATTGTATCATTTACAGATACAACGTTAGTAACTCCAGCACCAATAGGAATTGTTAATACATTAATAGCTGCTCCAGCTGCTAAAACTACATTATTGTAAGAAATATGCAATCTATTTTGTTCAGACCAAATTACTTGATCAGAACTCATTGGCATTTCAGCGCCAACCATTCTTAAAAATCCAGATAACGTTCTGTTTCCATAACGCTCTACTTCTTGTTCATATACTTCTGGTAAATACTGTTGTGCAAAGTCGTTTGCTGCACCTCCAGCGGCACCATTAAATTGTAAATAATTGCTCGCTAAAGGCTGTTGCAGTTGCGATGGGATTATTGACCCAAATTGTGGTTGTAAACTCATAATTGTTTTTAATTAATTTTTTTTGTTTTAATACTCAGTTTTGAAGAATCATAACCACTTATTGATTTTACTTTAAATCCTTTTAAGAAACCATTAGCTTCACTAACCTTTCTAGGTTCGTTACTAATGTTTTTAGACTTACTCATGACATCTCGAACAGCGTCAGCCTTTCCTTGTTCATAAAAATGATTTGCCATTTTATCAGCATTCATAGCGGTGTATATAGCTTTATGATAACCTTCAGTGTCTTCTACATTTCCTTCCTTGTCTAGGAACTTCCCGACGAAATTATTTATATTAGATTGACTGTCAGATATAGCTTCTTTATTTTGTAATCCATATCTAAACTTTTTTTCTCCAACATTGAAATCAAATCCTTTGAATTCGTCATTAAAAAATTGTTTAGTTTTTGACTTAAATAAATCATGCTGTTTCTCAGCTTTATCTTGATCTTTCTGGTAACGGTTGAAAAATTCAGTTGCTTTTTGTTGGTCTTGAGTAGCGCCTGGTCGTAATTTAATTTCGTCGTAGTACTTGCTCTTTGTTTCCTCTAAAAAGTTTCTTGCTTTTGCAACTTCTTCTTTAAATGCAATTTTTTTCTTGCGTATATCTCTATCCTCATCTATGTCTTCATCATACTCATAATCTTCTAAGATCATGTTCATGTCTTCAACGTCAAGATAAGGTTTTGTTTTTTTATAAAATTCTTTAACTAATTCTTTTTCATTAACCGTAGAATAGTCAGCATTTAATCTAACATAGTCTTCAACAGTGCCACCTGTTTCCTCCATAAATGATACTAGCTTTTCAACATTCTCCGGCAACTTTCTACCTAAAACTTTTTCATCTCTAACAGCTTCTTGAGCTTCTTTAGTTACTTTAGTTATTTCTTCTTCTGTTACTTCTTGCAGCGGCGTAAACTCGGCAGCACCATCTTCAGCGGGCTTGTCGTCTCCTTGTCCCACTGCTTGCAATTCCACTTCGGGCTGTTTTTCGAGTAACACAGGGCTCTCTGCTTCTTGCTTTTGAACGGCATCTTCTTGCGGTTTTGTTTGTTCTTTTGGAATTACTACTTTAGTAATTTCCGGCTTCTGATCTTTAATAACTACTTTTGCTATTTTGGATTGAGCGTTGTCTAATTGTTTAGGTTTTTTAAACTTACCTTTTAAGCTAAAATCACCTTCCTGCTTTGCAGGTTCATTTGTTTTTACTTCTGACATAATATAATATAATTAAATAATTAAAATTCTAACTTGGACCAAAATCTTCTAAACCAAATCCACCTAAGGCATCATTACCAGCTGATTCAAAGTTTGTTGGTAATAAATCATTTTGCCTTTGGTTTATAAGCTCTGACTGCTGTGTTCCTTGTATTTTTACTCTTTTATCTTTACGATCTTCTATTTGTTGTTCTTTTGCTCCTTCTGAATTAGCTTTTACTTGAGCTAACTTCATTTGATAATCAAATTCTTCAGCCATAAGCTGTCTTTTTATTTGAGCTTCTGCTTGCATTCTTTGAATTTCAAACTGAGATTTAGCTTGCTCTATGCTAACTTTTTCTTGAGTAAGCGCTTGTTGTTTTTGAACTTCATTCATAGCGGCTTGTTCAGCTTGCTGAGCATTAGCTTGAGCTTGAGCCTGTATGTTAGCTTGCTGAGCCTCTTGCTCTCTTCTTATTTTTTGCGTTTGTCTAAGTTTTATAAACTGATTAGCTAGCTTTAAGTTTTTCATTTCCCTTATATCTATAGCGTCAGACAAAGCTATAGCACCTATTTTCAAAGCTATTTGTATATTTTGTTCTAATATTTGTTTCTCTTGCTCTTCGGGTTCTAGCTCTATGTATATACCGAAATCATGAAGCTGAAGATCCATTAATTCTTCTAAAGTTTTAACATTAAAAGTACTTATAGAATTTTGCAAAGCACTTTGAGTTAGCGGAAACTGTATTGCATCAGCAACTTTTAAACTTATATTCTCACATGTTCTTATTGTAATATAAAGCATTGCGTCTAATAAATGCTTAGTAGCTATGTTAGAGGCATTTGCAGCCATTTTTTGTAGACCTACAAGAGCGTCTTTATCTGGTTGACTTCCGTCCCTAGCTTCATTTAAGCCTGTTACATCTCTAATCATCTGCAGGTAGTATTGATAAGTACCAATAAGACTTTGTATTTTAGCTTGACCAGAAGACGTTGTTAATTCTTGAATAGGCACTTTACCTGCATTCATCCCACCGTCTTGAGTAAGTGATCTACCTACTATAGAACCTGTTTGAAAATACATATTAAGAGCCTCTGCTGGATTATAATTTGTTCCATTACCAAGATCTACTTCAGCTAAACCATCCATATCTAAAAATACACCATCAGGCACTATTCTAGACATCACCTGTTGCAGTTTAAGATGTGTTAATTGAATCATGTCTGCAAATCCAGTTATTCTACTTACTATAGAATCTATTCTGCCCTTGTACATCTTAGGAGCAGATATACAATAATTCATTTCTACTTTCGTGCTATCAGCAACTGGCCTTGACATATTCTTAGCCAATTTCCACTCCAGCATTGTATTAGTACCAATAACTTTAGCTCCAGTGTAAAGAACTTCGATAGTTCTGCTTACTCTTTCAAAGTTATCATTTGGTGGTGGAGAGAATTCATCTGTTTTTTCTAAAGCTTTTTCAAGACCGTTTTCTCCATATTTTATTTTAAAAACTTGATTCATGTAGGTCTTGTATTCAAAATACATTACCTGAACAGTATTTTCATCGTAATTACCCCAACCTTGTATATATTGCCTATTACCAGGCATTTGCTGAATTCTTTTTAATTCGGTTTCGTCTATGTCTGGAAATTGCTTCTTTAACTCTGGTATAGTTATAGCTTTAACCTCACCTACATAATATATATCTTGAAAATTAGGGTCTTCTGTGTATGAGTAAACCATATTTGCAGGGTCAACATATTCTATTATTATACCAGAGGATCTATCAAATCTAGTTTTACTAGCACCTATTCCTATAACAGCTAAGTCACTTGCTAATCTCTTTTTTATTTCATCATACTTGTTAAAAGCTAGTACATTACTTATAACTTCTTCTTCAGCTATTTCAACATTTTGCTTATAAGTCATTTGCATGTGAATATCTAACTCCTCTTTGCTTTCCGGTAAAGCTTCTAAACTACCTGTCTTAGATAAATTAGCGCCCATTTCTTGTTGAAAATTTAACAAAGCTTTCTTAGTATTCATATCTTGCTCTACAGCAGCGGCATAGTCTGTTCTGTTTTTTACAGAAAAAGGATCTTGTGCGTAAGTAGTAATATCATATGATTTATTAGACATTCCATTTACGACAATATCAACAAACTTTGCTATAACTGGAACTGGTTTCCAGTCTAAATTAAGATAAGACAAATCACCGTTTATAGATAATTCATCTTTGTATTTTTGAGTTGATTGCTCACCTCTTGCGTATAGTCTTAAATTATGAAAATTATTCCAATTTGTTAAATATCTATTACCATTAGTTCTACCTTGGCCAAACCACTCTTGCTCGATAGCTCTAGAGACTTGTATACCGTATTCCAAGCTTGCTTTTTCTTCGTCGCTAACTACTTGGCTAGGAAATGCACTATTAGTATTTGTGTATATATTCATTTATTTTATCATTTTAGACGTAACACCTTTATTGTCATATCTTTTTATACCTAAGTCTATACTTTTATATTCTTTTTTAGCTGATGGTATATACCTGTTTTTGTTGCAAGCCATCAAAGCCAGTCCAGAACTTATTGAAGCATCGTGCTTCGTTCTATTGTTTATGTTAAATCTAGCCCAATCTTCTAGTGTTCTTTGAAAATACATATCACCATAACCTTGTTCTGTTTTGCCGACGCTTGTATTTATGTAAGTTTCTATAGCTGCTGCGTGAGCTTGTTTTATATCTTCACTAGAGTTAGGTATTCCACCTATATCTCTTTCTGTTACTGATAATTTATTCCAAATCTTATCTGGTCTATTCATAGAAAACCCTCTATAACCTCTTCTTTTAAAATGATATAGTAATCTAGGTTTATTGTTTTCACATAGCAAAGGCATGCCGTAAAATACACACGCCATTAAAACGTCTTCAAAAAATATCTCTGCCGTTTGAGGTCTAGATATATATTCTAAAAAAAATTGATTAGGAGGTACGTCTTCCATACTGAATTTGGTTAAACCATGTAAAGCTCCATTAGAACCTCTACCATCAACTGTACCTGATATATCATAACTATCACAACCAAACGCTCCGCAATGTTCATTTCCTGGATATTTACTTCCATTCTTTACTATCACACGGTTTTGAAGATTATAAGGCGGAACCCAAGATATTTTAAATCTACCATCTTTATTTGGTATAAATATAACACGTGAATCTAATTTACCATCTTCACACTGAAAACTACCAGTAGTAATTATCGATGTGTTTCGCAGATCTACATTATAATCTATTTGTTCATATATTTTTGTTAAATTAAATAAAGACTCTTTAGCTTCATCTCTAAAAGCATGTTCCTCTGTTCTAGGAAATTGTCTATAAAATTCATTTAAACCGTCTTGATCATTTTTTAATCCTTCGACTTCATTTTGCCAAAACTCTAATACACCTATTTTTATAGTATCTCCGTATACATCTAAAACTTTTTTTTCGGGTGTATCGAATACAGGAAACCCATAAGAATCAATGTATCCTTCGTAGTTCCATTCCATAGGAATGAACAAAGAATAGAGTCCTGAACTAGTCTGCCCGTTGGCGTTTCTCGCTGTAACGTCTGATCCATTGTATAATTTCTTGAAGTTTTCACCACCCTTATCTAATGCGTTCGAGGTTGAACCCATCATACATTTACCAATAATTCTAGAACCTAATCTTAATGTTGTTTTGGTAACCCTCCAGTTGTTGAGGATATTATTTGGTCTTTCCCATTTACCTGATTCATCATGAACGAGAAGCTTAAGTTTTTCCCCGTCATAAGCGTTGTCACCTGTGTTTTTCCAGTCAATCGTGGTGTCAAGGCCGGTAAGTATATCGTCTCTTTCTGTAGTTTTAGTAATGCTTTTACGAGTAAGCTTTGATGCGGGGACGCGATATGCGAGTTCAGTTTTTGGGCGGTCCATACCGTCTTGTATGGGTTTAAAGAAAAACGGGTAGTTAACGGATATAGGAACAACCTTGTCTGTAAACATTTTCTTAGCATCGGCTCCAGATTTAGATAAAATTCCAAATCTCGCGTCGACTGATATTGTAGCCATATTAACCGTTTCTCCAGACGCCATGAATGAAAATCCACTACGTCTATTCTTGAGATACGACATGCCGTAACATCTTGAGTCTGCTTTACAAGCTTCCCAGAAGATATAAAATAATCTGTTTGACTCTCGAAAGTC